CTCAGGAGCTGCAGGAGCAGGAGCGGCAGCGTGTTGCTCGTCAGCTGCAGGAGCGTATTGCTCGTCAGCTGCAGGAGCGTATTGCTCGTCAGCTACAGGATGATGCGCGTATTGCTCAGGAGCTACAGCGGCAGGAGCAGAATGATCAGCGTATTGCTCAGGAGCTGCAGCAGCAGGAGAATAACCATGTGATTGCTTAATTAAGTTTGTTCTCAATTTTTATTTATTTTTCTATTTAAATATACTTTATATCTTTTTTATTTAATCTAAATAGTCCTTGTTTTAATCTTTTTTGATCATACCAATGACCAATAAATCCAATAGTTCTTCCTAAAACGAAAAACCCATTAAATAGCCCATTTTCTAAAATTTCTTTTATTTCTTCTTCATCAAAATTCAAAATTAACATACAATCAATTAATGAACATGCAATAAATCCATCTACATTTAAAATCAAATTATTTCTTTTTTGTAATGTTAAACTTTCAACCTCAAAACCGTAATTAATTGTATCATATTCTGGAAAATGTTCTTTTACATAATTATATAATAATTCTACTCTCTTATCTGGATTATCTTTTGTTTTAATTTTATGACCAATTCCACTAATTAATTTATGTTCTTTATTCATTCTTGATATAAAATCTTTAGCCGACTCTTTTTTACTAGCTTCATAAAATAAAATACCTGCCTCATTTAATGCTCCACCAAAATAATCTCCTATTGTTAATAATCCACTGCATAAACTACTTATCAAATCCTTACCTGCTCTACTGGCTACTATAGTATTATGAGAACCACTTACCATAGCTCCATGATCTGCAGTTACCATAATTATAAATTCAATATATTTACACATCCAATCTGGTAAATCTTTTTTCAACCATAAATGTCCAATGGTTTTACCTATTCCACCTTGTACTATTTCAGAAATTGGAATTCCATTATACATTAATTCATCCCCCATTTCATTTGAAATTGATGAAAAAAATGTTACATCCTTCATATTTGTAGGCATGATTCTTGGAAGATCAACATTAATATCTTCCAAATTTAAATTCTTATAAACTTCTTCTATCTTATTACTTAATTCTTCAAAACTATCTGGAACATTTATCCCATTCTCCCTCATATACATATTTTTAAAGTTGGCGGATTCATAATCAGTATTTGCAGACGCCCCAGCATGTCCAAATTGAATATCATCTGTAAAATAATCTGCTGAAGTACCCATACACCAACCAATAATTGGTTTTGTAATTAATCCAGATTTTACAGCATTACTAATTATCAATTCCTGGATACCACCGACTTCTCCTAATAATATAATAATTTTAATATCTTTTATATTTTCATAATTCATAACATGGTCTATAAAATTAGAACCTGGATTTCTATCACCGCCTATTGAAATACCTTGATAAACCCCATTTGTTTTTTTTGAGATAATATTACATAATTCATTTAATAACCCCCCAGAACGAGTAACAAATGCTACATTACCTCTTCTATAAAGTTTACTATCAATAATATTATCTAAACTGCCACATGTATTGCCAATCCTCAAACAACCTGGTTTTATTCCACCAACGGTTGCTGGTCCAATAATTAATTTATTTAATTTTCTAGCTTTTTCATTAAATAACCTTGTATGTCTTTCTGGTATACCTTCTGCAATAATAGTTATACTCACTATTTGGTCATAATCTAATAACTGTATAGTTGAATCATAAGCTGATCTAAATGATGCAAAACTAATAATATGTTTCACTTTATTAAATTTTTTTAATCCTCTATCAACATCAATAATAATAGGTATTAAAATTGGTTCACTACCCCAAAAAAATTTATCCATAGAATCTTTTAATTTTCTTGGTTCAATTACTGCTGCTATAGATGGAATTTCTCTACCATTTATATAATCAAAATCTAACATTCTTTGTACTGCAGTCGGTTGATAAGAATAAATAATACATTGATCTTCTTCTGTTAAATCATATTTAATAAAATTTGTATATTTATCTAAATCTATATCTATTTTTATTTCTTTTTTTAATTCAATATACTCTTTGTCTTTTACTTCTAAAGCCATACTAACTATTTTAGTTATTTCCATTTCTGGACCATATACTTCACAATTTAAATTATATTTTTGAGATAAATCCTTGAAATCTTGTAATGCTTCTTTATAATTTGGCCCACCTCTTCTAACATAAATTTTAGTTGTTTTAAATACTTCAATATTCTCTTCCATTGCTTTTAATAAACCAACAAATGTTTTTTTAACATCAGTAAAATTTGCTATTCCTCCTCCAATAAATAAAATTTTATCTTTTTTTACCTCATTCATACATTTAAAAACTGCATCTGCATACTTATATACTAACTCTGACGGTGGATTACCACTATATTCACCATAATTAGATAATTCATCTTTATATCCTAAATTTACAATGGCATCAGTATAAACAACAGACGCACCACCACCCGCAATCATAGTCCATATAGAACCATTGGGATTTAATAATTTAAATTTTAAAGAACCACCAGTTTGTAAATCTAAATTATGAATATAATCTTCAATTTTATGATTATTATCATTAAAATATCCCATTTCTAATATTTTTCTATCATCTTCATTAAATAAATAAAATGAACAATCATCCGCTAAAACTGCAAAATCTAATGGTATATAACCATTATCTGTTTTAGCTAATGGATTTATTTCTAAAAATGTTAAATGATAATGTTTATAAAATTTATATATTTTTTCTAATATTTCATTTAATTTTTGATCTTCCATTTTAAAATCTATTAAATTATCTAAACTAATCTTAAATACAGTCGCATTTTTTAAAGGATCATTTTGATTAATTCCTCCAATATTATTAAAATATAATACATCAAAATTATCTTCTGGACGAATCATAAGATAATATTCCTCTTTAATATTTTGCATAGATTCTATATAATAATTTTTATTGTCATTTCTTTCTTTTACCCAATCAATAATTTGTTCACTCGTTTGATTAAATTTTATTAACCCTCTTTTCATTCTTCTTTTAGAACCATCATCTAATTTTCCAACTAAATTTTTAGTATAAATTAATTTTGTATTTAATTTATCTATATTTAAATATTCTCCATTAAATTCCTCATTAATAAAACTATACCATAGTTTTTTAACTTGATATTCTGACAATTTGTAATTAGGCATATACTAAGAATATTTATTAAAAAAAAAAATATATAAAATTTATAAATTTATATATTTATAAATTTATAAATTATTTATTTTGGCGATTGCCAAACAGATTTACTCCAACTTGTGCTAGTTTCTTTTACCCACGGAAATTTAGTTAACCAACCATTGACAAATGTATCCATCTCTTCAGGAGTATTCGCATTTACCCAGAAACATGCATCCCATTTACCCATTGTTGACCATAGAGAACTTACTTGTTTGTGATCCGCCCAAGTCCATGTATTATCAAATCCAGTATTGAATTTAACCCAGACAGTTCCATACCAATCAGTAGTCATTGGTGAAGCGCCTAATTGCTTGTTCCATGAAGATCTCGTATCACAAACCCAATCTTGACTAATCAGATTTTCTTTTACAAATGTTTCCATTGCATCAGGATTTTCAACTTCAAGCCATACATGGTAATCCCAGTCTCCCATGGTAGACCATACTGCATTTACATCTGATAGAGATTCCCACCAGACATCTGCAGGTCGTTTGTCATTACATTTGACCCAGACATGCCCCTTCCATGATTCATTCGCCCAGGTAACAGTAGATTGTATTGTTTTTGTATATTCTGTAGCCATCTTTATTATATAATACATGTATTATAATTCTTAAAATAATTTACATTTTTTTTAATTTAGAAAATGTAAATTGTTTTTGTTTTTTTAAGTGTTGAAATAATATTATTTTATTCTGTCGCTTGCTAAAATTTTTTACTTAATTAATCATTGACAAATCTATTATACCGACCGGAATTTAAAATGAGATAAAATATCCAAAAAATATATATAGCTTCAAAATGAAGATCCTAATATAATATAAATATTTTTGGGATTTTTTATTTAGAAAATAAAAAATCCACTGATTGTTTTAAATTTATTCCATGATAAAAATGTATAAATTTATGTAAATATCCAGTAATTAATCCTGTTGAAGTAAAAAAATTATTTTGATATACACTATGATTTTTACCTATATAGCAAATTTGTCCTTTATTTTTAAAATTAAAAGGTTTATCTAGTAAATTGGGGATATTGTTCTTCTGATATTCCGCAAGGGATATATTTTCAAATCTGTTATTAAAATTATTAGCTAAATATTTTCCTTGTTGATATGCTACTTGAGCAGTTGGAGGATTTCCAGAATATGCACAATCACCCATTGCATATACATTTTTTGTATTATTTACTTGTAAATAATTATTGACTGGTATACCAAATTTATTAGATAAACCTAATTTTTTGTTTATTAATAAACTTAGTGGAGAAATACCTATACCACCGCACCATATTGCCATGTCATAATCTATTTTAGATTCTTTAAAATATATCGTTTTATTATCTATTTTAGAAACAAAATTATTTAAATATGAATTAATATTATTTTGTTTCCATAAATCTAATGTATATGTTGATATTGATGGTGTAAATGTTGTCAATGGTAATTTTAATCCATCAATAGCATAAATATTAAATTTATTATAATCAATTAAAGTTCCTATAATTTCAGAACCGGTTAATCCACATCCAATTACAGCAATTTTGGCATTAGAAGGTAATTTATTTAATTTATTTCTTATTTCATCAGTATCATGCACATTTTTTATAAAATAACAATTATCTTTTACACCTTCAATATTAAATGTATTAGTAACTGATCCATGAGATAAAATTAAATAATCGTATTCATTTGATTCATTGTTTTTTGTAATAATTTTATTATGTAAAAAATCAATATTAATAACTTCATCTTTGTGATATTTTATTTTATTTAATTCATTAATATTATAATCTAAATTTGTTTTATTTTTAATATTATTTGCTAATAATGGTGTATAAATAAAATTTTCATTAGGAGAAATAACTGTAACATTATATTTATCTGTATCTATTTTTTGAATAAAACTTGAACTTGCCCATCCAGACCCAATTATAGTAATATTCTTTTTCATATAATATTATATAATATACAATATTATATATAATTTATGGTCTATTTTATTTTATAACCATATTAAAATATATATATTTTAATATATAATGAAATTAAATATTGGAATAATAGGTTTAGGATTTGTAGGTGGATCAATGTATAAAAGTTTTTCACTAAAAGGTATGAAAGAAAATGAAAATTTATTTGGATATGATAAATTTAAAGATGGGGGAATAGGAACATTTGATGATAATTTAAAATGCGATATGTTATTTTTAGCATTACCCACAATTTATAATAATGAATTGGGCCAATATGATAAAAAACCAATTCAAGAAACATGTAAATTATTAACTGATGCTAAATATAAAGGTGTTATTGTAATTAAATCAACTGTAGAACCTGAAACTACTAACAAATTATCTATACAATATCCAGAATTACAATTTATTCATAATCCTGAATTTTTAACTGCTAGAACAGCTTTTGAAGATTTTCATAATCAAACACATATTGTTTTAGGAAAAGGACCATCATGTTCTCAAGATAATTTAATGAAAGTTAATATTTTTTATCAAATGTATTATCCTGATGCACAAATGTCATTATGTACTTGTTTAGAATCAGAATCAATGAAATCTTTTGTTAATTGTTTTTATTCAGTAAAAATACAATTTTTTACTGAACTATATTTATTATGTCAAAAAAATGGATGTGATTATAATACTGTTAAAGATATGATGTTAAAAAATGATTGGATTAATCCAATGCATACTACAATACCTGGTCCCGATGGACAAATAAGTTACGGAGGTTTATGTTTTCCAAAAGATACGAATGCTTTAAACAAATATATGTTAAGAGAAAGTACACCTAATAAAGTATTATGTGCAACAATAGAAGAGAGAGATGAAATGAGAGACGATCATGATAATTGCAAATAATAATTAAAATTAATAATAACTATTTTAATTATTATGATTTAATTGAAGATTACAATTTTTTTTTTTAATATTATAATTAAATATTTTTTCGGAATTTAAATATCTATATTGATATTGTTCTTTACTTAAATTTGACATACTATTTCTAAATCTTTTTGATGCATCTATATTATAAACATATGTTGGATAATTTATATTTTTAAATTTTCCTTTACTTTCTTCTATTGCCCAAAAAAACTCAGCTAAATCAGTACATGCAGACATCCAATTACCTAAATGATCAAACATATAATCTTTAGGCATATTTTTATATAATTTTGCGTATCCTGTTCTCAAAGGTATACCGTACCAACCTTTCATTTCTCTAAATGTTTCGGAATTCATTACATTATTATTATATTTATTTGATTTTATAAAACTATTTAACTTATCATTTTCATAATTATAATATGAACCATATGTTAATTTTATATCAAATTGATATTCTTCATTTAACTTTTCTAATACTTTATTATCATATAACCAATCATCTCCATCTAAAAAACATATAATTTCGTCATCATCGCAATAGGGATATGCTTTATATCTACTATATCCTTGTTTCATATTCTTCTCATTTTTTAGAATTGTACATTTATTTTCCAGTTTATGAATTTTTATATATTCTGTAACTAAATTAAATGTATTATCAGTTGAAGCATCATCTATATAAATAATCCTCCATAATTTATAGGTTTGATTTAAAACACTATCTAAATTTTTTGTATAATAAGGCTGGTTATTAAATGAAGCAATTATAAAGACAAATGATTTATTCTTTCCTTCTATAATTCTAGATACATCTTTATATGATACAGAGTCTATATATTTATCTATCTTGCGTAAACTTATTTTATTATTATATACATCATTATATAAATCATAAAATTTGGATTCTAAATTTAAATAATTATAATTGGTTAAATTCCATTTTTTTGCAGATGCTATTTCAAATATATTTCGTGGTCCCATATTGTCACTATCACTTAAATTAGGTATCACTATATTTGGATAAATAACCTTATTTGTACTATTATTTTTAACAATAAAATCCCATAACATATAATCATATGGTTTTCTAATCTTTGTTATATCACTAAGTTTATTATAAAATATCTTTAAAAAACTAATTTTATAAATTATTGAATATGCACCATAAGTTATATACTTATTATTATTTATTAATTTATAATCATCTGTATATTTTTTATCCCAATTTAATTGATTTCCTCCTAAATAAATAACATCTTTATCTAATATTAATTTATAATTATTAATATTATTATGAAATAAAATATCGTCTTGCAATATTAATATATAATCATTATCATTTAAATTCATATCAAGTATTCTTTTTATTAAATTTTTATAAGTTAATATAATTGCAAATGAAGATTTTTGATTGATATAAGGTCTTTTACTAAAAACATAATCGGTTTTAATTAATGTTTTATTATAATTATTAAATAAATTATTAACTTCAGAATCATTTTTTGCATCTACTGCTTCAAATATATCATAATTATATATACCAATTTCATTTAATTTAAATTTCATAAAATTAAATCTATCTTGGCGTCGTTTAAGATTTATTATAAATATTTTTGATATATCGAGAAATATTTTATTAACATATTTATTTATTAGATTATTTTTAATAATATTTATTTTATCAAAAAAATTATAAGTAATCTTATTATCAAAAATATAAAAATGATTTATTTTTAGTTCAGTTAAATATTTACTTACATCTGAATTAATACAAAGATGTTTCTCAATATTTAAATTAGCAATATCTAAAACTATTTGAATACGTTTACAAATAGAAGTGTTACAATCATTACCTGCCCACATAATCCATTTTTTACCGCTATGATTTTTTATATTATTAATATCTTTAAATTTATAAACACCGTAAAAAATTGTATTTTTTGTTTTACATTTATATTCTACATCAATATATTCTTTAAATGGATTATTATTATCTTTAATAGCATCAGATACTAAAAATTGATCTATTTTATTATCTATTATAAATTTATGCATACCTTGTTTTTTATTAATATCTAAATTATAGGCAGAGCCGGATACACCCAAAGGGCTATAATCAGGAATATAATTAACTATATAATTTAACTTATTTAATGTATTTTTTACATCTAAATTAATAGTTATAATATGACTTTTTACATAATTAATATTATATAAATCTGTTATTAAAATATCATTATTTGTAGGTTCAATTGGATTAATTTCTAAAATTTTAGACGTAGAAGTAGTAAAATATTTAAGATAAAATAATTTTTCTGCATTATTAAACTTTATTGATTCATAATTTTTTGAAATATAATCAATTAATTCCATACAAACTCTATAATTAATTTTTTTATTATTACTAATATCTTCCAAATATAATTTACGTACATGATTCTTCATTCCTCTATTATTTATAATAGAAACATTTGTATCTTTCATCGGCTGACATATATATAATGCTTTTTTTATCTTTTTAAATTTTGGAAATTTATTTTTATCCATTAGTGTATGACAATTAACTTCACTTAATTCATTATTATTATTATAAAATAATCTTTCAATAAATTCTTGATCCATACTATGACTATAATCATCACGGAAATATCCATTTATTTCAAATACTTCTTTTTTAAATAATAACGTTATTAATCCAAATCTTTGTTTATGATTATATAATAAATCTTGAATTGATACATCTAAAGTAGTTATTATATTATTACTTCGAATAATATCAGATCCTACAATATCATACTTATTTTCTAATATTTCTTTCATTTGTAATTCTATTCTATTTAATAAACTAATATCATCAGCATCTTGAAATGTAATATATTTACCAGATGATATTTTTATACCTATATTTTTTGCAAAATAACATCCCATATTCTTTTTTAATTCTATTACTTTTACATTATCCAACTCTCTTACTGTTTTATAAACAACATTTAAGGTACTATCAGTAGATGCATCATCTATTATTATTAATTCAATATTGTGATAAGTTTGATTTAAAATACTTTGAATTGATAATTCAATTGTATCTTCTGCATTATAAATTGGTAAAATTACAGATACTAAAACATTACAATAAGGAACATAATTAAATTTCTCTAAATGCCACCTAAATTTATTAGAAATATCAAACATATTTCTATCACCACCTATAGAGCTGGTAGTCACATCTGCTATAACTAAATTAGGATATCCAATATAACATTCTTTTTTATACTTTTTATAAATATATCGTAATGCACCACTATCAAACGCAATATTATATTTTTTTATTTCTATAATTAATTCATCATAAATACTAGAATTAATCCCCACAGCAAAAGATCCATCAGTAAATTCAATTGGATTATAATATGTATTTTCAAATACTATTTTACCCCATACATGCTGACTAACACCTAAAGAAATTAATTTAAAATTGTATTTAATATTTTGAAAAAATAATTTAACTTTATTTTCAAAATCATCATCAAGAATAATGTCATCATCAAAAACAAAAATTTTTTTATATTTTTTTTCTTTAGCTATATATAAAATTTTTAACCATGATTCTAAATAACCATAAGCTCCTGCAGATGGTATCATTTTTTTTTGTCTCGTTTTTTCGTATATATGAGCTCCTTCCCAATCATAAGATTTATTTTTATATTCATTAAATCTATTAAAATAAGGTTCCTCATATCCATTCACTGCTTCAATAAATTTAAATTTAATATTAGCCTTATTTAATTTTATTGTCATCATTTTTTTTTTAAATTTTTCAGATGATAAATTTATTACAAAAACTATATCAAAAATATTATTAATAATTGACATTATTAATAATAATAAAATTAATTATCAAAACTATCTAAATTATATAATTATATTATTTAGATTATTTCATATACTTTTCTTTTCTTTATCATCTTCACTACTCATTGTAGATATAGTATATTATATCAGATAATGTTTTATCATCCATATAATTCATAGGAGTTATAACAATATTTGATATTATTCTTAAATTTTAAAAAAACACTCTTGTTTTAAGTAATTTATATTTTTTATGTATCTAATAAAAGTTTTGATGAGTTATTATTTACTATATTTCTATTATTAAATAATAATAATCTAATCTCTTCTTTTATTTTATTTAATACAACATTCTTCTCTTTTTTTTCTAGATATCTTTCAAACTTTTTCATAATTATTGGATAATTTTTTCCATTTTCTAACCAATCTTCTATTCTATCTTGAATTAAACATTCATTATCATTTATCATTTCTTCTATTATTTCTTCTCTATTTAATGTATCCCATTTATTACCATCATATACCATTATATAACCATTTTTTAAATTAGATATATATATATTATGATTTTCTGGTTTTTTCGGATCTAAATGTATCATTTTTATTAAATGAGGTACACACATATTATTATGATTCATACAACTTCTAATATCTTTGTTCGTTATGGTACTTATATCAGTATCTTTGTATGCTAATAATTTAATGTTATTTTGAATGTTTTGAGTTATATTACTATTATTTATACCAGCTTTTTTTATTAACTCTTCTATCCGCTTATTTTGTTCTTTTATTTGTTTATCGCGCTTATATAATTCTTTTTTTAATTGATTATCTTTTTCTTTCAATTGATTATTTTTTTCTTTTAATTGATATTTTATTTGATTATCTTTTTTTTTTAATTGATTATTTTGTTCTTTTAATTGTTTATTTAATATTTTTACTAATTTATCCATTGAATCTTTTACTTCTTCTTCTTTTATTTTTTCTTTACATTTTTTATTATGTTTATAAAGTGACTGATTATGAACATATTC